CCTGAAAGTTCATAAACTTTATCCAACATTTTCGTTGGCATTTTAAATTCTGGGACGTTATCGGGATCAAAATTCATTGTTATATATTACACCATTTACAACAAAACTCCTGCTTTTTTGAAGAAATCTCTAGTCAGCTCACCTATAGAATAGATCTCGATAAGCTTTATGTTATTCATCTCGCAAAACTCTTGTTTGTTCTGGTCTCTCCTTAGTTGATTGATATAGTTGTATTTATTATTGCCATGAAAGAAAGGAGTATATCGCTTGTGTTGTGCTCCTTGTACCTCTATGGCTACTTTTTTATTAGCGTTATAAAAGTCTAGCGACATTTTTGTGCCAGCCACTGGAAACTCTTCGAAAACCACATGAGGTTCCCAGTATTTTTTAAGAAAATCTTTTGTTGACTTCTGGATCTTGCTCCTGCTTTTCCCTTCCCACTTGATAAGATATTTCTTAGCATTAGCAATGTTTCGAGTAGCCCCCGTTAGGGTTTTAAACTTCATTTAAGGGAGTCTACTTCTTGTTTTATTAAGTCTAAAAGCAAATTACAAAAAGGCTCGTGGGTTTCGAGATAATCTATTAATTTGGGCTCGCCCTGTATCTTTTCGATAAACTCAATTTTTGCCTTTTCACACTTCTCTACAATTTCTTTGTCGAGAGAAATCCATGCGCCTTTCTTTTCTAGGAACCCCCAAAGATAAGCCATGTCTAATACCTCACGCTCCCTCCAGACAGATCTTCCATTTGTCCGACCATAACGAATGGGATAGCGGATTGACGTTCCTGTTTTTTCGTTAATGCTTTTTCTGAAAATAATTTTACACTGGTGCCCAATAGGGCTGCCTTTATCTTCTAGCTTAGCAGCACTTGGCTTTTCGAAAATGATATCGCTGTTGTATCTCTCTTGGAACTCTAAAATAAAATTGGCATAATGCTTGATAGCGTTGCCTCCTGCCTGCTTAGTCTTTGGACCCCCACGAGCAGCATAAGGGTTAGTGGCAACTTCCACTCGAACCTGTGAGGTCAAAATCATCATGTGATTAAGCTTAATAATGGGTAATACCATTTTCTTTAAGAAAACCGAAGTAATTAAAGCTCCTCCAGCAACCTGCTCACTATCCTCAAAAGGTTTTTCATAATCATTCTGTCTACATAACGCATCAACGCTGTCTACGATAAAAAGATATTTTTTATCTTCCTCATTCTCCTTTACTAAAAGCCGAATTAGTTCAAAAACCTTTTCAAAAACATTACAATCAAATTTAAAGAATCTTTCTTCGCTTGGGTCAATCCCCGCTCGAGTCACCATTTCTTTAGTTAAGCGTCCTTCGCTTTTAATATAAACCACTAGAGCCTTCTCCCCAAAACGATCCTGGAAGCGCTTAGCCACAGCCAAAGCACAAGAGGTCTTCCCTCCCTCGTTAACCCCCGTAAAGCGATGAACTCCTGCGGGGAACCCTCCCCCTAAAGCAAGGTCTAAATTGAGGCTACCCGTGGATATCTTATAATCCAGTTCCTCATAATCATTATAGTGAAACTTTTTATTATCCTTGTCGTCAAGAAAGGCTTTGATTTTATTTAATGTTCCACTCATCTTACTCTGACAAAAAATCTTTGATTGTTCTTTTACGCTTTTCAATGTTTCCATCTGCTCCTAATTTAGTTTTTTCTAGTCTTGGGGGTTCATATTTAGGTACAACATAATTGTAATCCAAATATTTTTTCTTTACAAATTTTTTCCAGTTGGTACTGGCAAGTATAGCGAGGCTGTCAAACTTTTGATGAAAATCCACCATGCTCCAGAAGCATTGATCGGGGAATTCTTTAAGGAACCTATTTAAGAGGGTCATTTCCTTTTTCCAGAATGCCCTCTTGTTTGTCTTGGGCTCATTGATATGCCGCTGAATGATTTGCCTTTTATTTAAACAGTTATTCATGTCTGTCGTCCACTACCTTGCTAACTTGGTTTTCATATTTTTTAGAATATACGATATATCGCAAAAAGTCAAGAAGAAAATGGTGGAGATGGCGGGAGTCGAACCCGCGTCCTTGTATAGATCTATAGTCTATCTCGTTACAAGTTTGTCCTGCTTTTTTATGTTGTTGCAAACTCAACATTCAATTTCATTTATTTGTCTCCGAATACTCAGCGAGCTACAGTTTGTGAATATGAATAACTTTTTCTATTTTTGCAGATGTCGTCCTCGCATTCCTTTATCTGCGTCCCAGATGCAAGGGGTAGCTTATGCTACGGCAGCCAGCTGACGTGCAACACTCTTACGAGCAACAACCTTGCGGGTTGCAACCTTCTTGGAAGGATTGAAGCGGTCAAGCAGACCATTTACAAGTTTAGATTTGGCACTTATATAAGCCTTGGGCTTTTTAAGGAGCCAGCCCACTCCTACTTGCAATAAAAAATTTAGCTAACAAGTCGAATCCTTGTCATCCCCATATCAAATAACTAAAAAGAGTTTACACTATTTACTTGTAAATGTCAAGCTTGTGTTCTGTTTTGATTAAGAAAGGATAGCGAGTTACCTCTGTTGCTTCTCCTCCTTCTGAATGTCCGCTTTTAATACCACTATCTTCGATCGCAATCTTTTGAAGGTTCTTTAAGGAGGGGGACTCTATGTTGGGGTCGATAGCCCAAAGCACATCGTTTTCCAACGCCCATCTCTTCATACGTCGGATAGGAACGGTTAAGTTAAAACCCTCCCCAGCACCCCTTACGAGCATACCCACATAACGACCATCGGTGAGGAACACTCCGCCACCTGAGGATCCTGGAAATGCGGTGACGGTAGTTTGATCGTACTCTCTTTTACCGTGAATTCTACCAACTTGAGAAACAATTCCTGTCGTCATTGAGTTTGCACCCATCTGCCCCAGTAAAGAACCTACATGAAAAAGACTAGTTCCAATTGGAATGATGGCGTCGTCTTTATTAAGATAAAATCTAGCGCTTTCTTTTGAGTAATCTTTTGCTCTTACCATTAGAAGGGCTAGGTCATGCCCGTCATCTGCATTAGAATATTTAATTACCATTGCGTCCATCTTGATCTCTCCAACACGCCTTCCCTCAGCCACCAACTCTTTGACGATCTGTGCATCCTGGAATTCTACAACCTTTCGTGGCCGTCCATTTTCATCAATGACATCCCTAACGCTTCTAAGATTATCTACTACATGCCCCGCAGTCCACACAAAAGTGACTTCCTCCCCTTCGATTTCTCTTACAATAAGAACTCCCGAACCTTCGGACTTACTCCACTTTCCTTCGGACTTAATGGTGACAGAAACATCCTGAAGGAAATTAGCGACACGCTTTCTGTTTTTTAAGTCTTCTGAGAAAACAGGTGTCGCAACTAAAAATGCCAAGAATAATGTAATATACTTCATCCCATATGATATACTGGGCCTCAAAGATTTCAAAATTTTTCGACTTTCTTTTTGATGCTATTTACTAGTTTATGGAAGCTAGTATTCTGGGTGGCTTTATTTTCTTGGGTTTTTTTATTAACTAAATGTATGCGATGCTGATTCCTGCGAGCTAAAGTTTGCATTTTTTTTAATTCCTTATGCGCTTTTCTGTAAAAAACAATTCCATCCTTGTTATTATTTATTTTTTTTTTACTGCCCTCATAAAATTCAATAATACTCTTAATTCCTTCCTTGTCGGGAAGGTTGGGGATTTCATCGAGCTCTTGATTTAATTCGGCTACTTGCGACTGAAGGTCATTTACTTCTTTGGCTGGTGCAAAGTCTTTGCGGGCTTGAAGCTGTTCAATTTTTGAATCTAACTCGGTGAATTTTTCAAACAATGCGTCTACGTCTAAGCCTTCTAATTTATCGTGAAACTTCTCTATCTTCTTGTGCTTAAAATATTTATGTAGTCCTCCTGCGGCAGCTAGGACTAACAGTACTGCAAGAGGATCGAAAACAAAAATCAATACAACTATGACCATACGTACCGCCTTGTCTAAGGCTATTTCGCTGGCACCTAAGTCTTGAAATAGCTTTGCAACATATTTTATAGGACCAACTTCAGCTTCGAGGGCTCGTATTCTATCATCAAAACCAAGCTTAGTAATTTGAAATTCATTAATGCGGTCTGAGGCTTCATTGATTTGTTTATTATACTTCTCTATCTCGTCTTTTGAGGTATCATGACCTGTTCCTCTGTCCTGCTGAAAGGAGGCAATTTTTGTTCGAGATTCTTTTATCTCTTTGTCCGCTTTCTGGCGATGAGTCTGTATTCTATCTTCCGCAGTCTTAATCTTTGCTTGAATGTCTGCGCGCTCCTCTGCCTGAGCGATCGTCAGCTTTGCTAGCTTGTCTTTTTTGGTGGAGAATAATCCTCCTGGCGATGCCTCAAGCGTTGCGACTGAGGCATCTAGCTCCTGCCTTCTCTCTACTATTTTGTCGATAGCAGTCTGCTCAAAAGAAATATCTCTATTTAATTGTTCGTTTAGCTGACTTATTCTTTTTTCTTCTCGCTCTATATCTATAAGATTAATATCCTTAGAGGAGGTAAGCCTTTTTTCTTCGTCCTTGATATAAGCGTCTTGTCTAGAGATGAATTGTTTTTCTCGTGCAATCTTCTCATCTATTTGGGTAACCTGAGCCATCTCTTTCTCAGTTAAGTAACTGTGTTCTATGTGAGCTTTTGATAAGAAGCCAAAAATACCCATGCTGGTGACTAACATTAATACCCCTACTGCTATAGTAAGGTACCATTTAATAAGTTTATTTGCTTCTTTCCAATGGGAGTGCAGCCATACCGCGGCTACAATTTTGCCAACCTCTAATACTGTACCCATAATAATTACAGAGAGCGCACTGCCAGGAAACATAGTAGCTAGACCAAGGATACTAAAATAAGCTGCCGTTGCTGAAATACTAAGCGCCGAAAGAAGAACTAAAATATAAAAAATCATTTTAACTTAATTAAACATTTTCTTGCTCCCGTCCAAGACTTAATGTATAAATTGTCTGAACTAAAAGGATGCACTCCATTATAAGTATGTCTTAAGCCATTGGTATTTGTTTGTAAATAAAAATTTCTTTCTAATCCCCCGTCGTCATAGTAATAAGAATTACTGGAATTGGGAGATAGCTTTGAAGGGTCTTCTACTTTAACAAAGACATTATTAATATTGCTGATTCCCAAACCATCAATAATATCTGTATCCGCTATTAAATCTTCCACGGTCCCCAAGGCATCTACCTCAACGCCCGCTGAAGCGTAATCGCTAATAATTTGTGCCACTACAGAACTGGGTCCACCTCCAACCGTGAAGTCATAAGTGCTCGTAGTGATTGCAAAATTTTCATATTTAACTAACAAGGCATAGGCACTAGTAGTTCCTTGGGCCTCGAATGCTACAGAGCCTACGTGCGGAGCATAAAAATTTTGACACTGGACGGGGGAATGAAATTCAATTGCCGAATCTAGGACTACCTGGACTCCATTTATGCTGACTGTCTGGGCCCTGCTAATACTAGAAATTAATATATTTCTCTGGCTTCCAATAGAAGCGGTAGAGTTTATGCTGGCAGGAACTGTTGCTGGAGAAGACACCTATAAGTATTGAGCCCCAATGGGTCCCTCTTGAAAATAAGCGATTTGGCCCACGCTTGTGGGAGTAAAAGAACCAACTTGAAGGGGGGAATCAAAATCCATAGGCCCCGCATTACTTACAGTTTCATCCGCCTCTACCCCATTGGGAGGATCATAAACTAAATCGTCCTGCCTTAAGAGCGCCGTAATATAAAAGTAATTGCCGTTATCAGGAGTATGTTTAACGGTCGACCCATTAATACTACTAGGTGTCTCATGCGAATCAGGCATTGTTCGCTTTTATTGCTCGTAATACGCTATTTCTCCTGCGCCAGCTGCTGTAAACGTATCGCATAAAATAGGAGACGGAAACGAAACGGGGCCTGCAGAAGCAACTGATACACCATCAATAACTGTAGTGCCCGCCTTTAAAATAGCGGTAATATATAATTGGTTGGGCCTCGTGGTGCCGCTCGCTTCAGGGGTAACCGCTCCTGCTGCGCATAATTTGCTCGGAATAGTTTTGGGACTTGCCATGTTATTTATCTTTCTCCTTCCATTGACTTAAGCAAACCGCAATGCGCTGCTTGATGTCGGTAAATTCTTTTTTAGATACCTTGTCTCCTAAACAGCGATCCATAAACTGTTCCTTACTTTCCTCCTTCTGCTTCTTGGGTAAAGGCATATTATATAGAATGGTTACACTTAAATATAATTATGAAGACAAAAACTTAACTAATTGTGGGGGAAGCATCCGCTGAGCTTTTGCCCTCACTCTCTTGGCCATATACGGGTCCCGCTTAGAACCTGCTACCAAGTGGGTATACTTAACATCTTTGGACCCCTTATAAATTTGCGCTCCATCCCGCTTCATATCTATTCTATTACAAACATGATATCCTGGGGGCGGCTCTAACAATGGAACTACTATTCGGTTACTTGCAAAAGTTTCTTGTCCAAAAAACCACTGTTCGTAGATGGCATTAAAGGAATCTCCAAGATCGTGAGCCTTTAGGTAGGCAATATTTTCTTTTTTTCGTAAAATAGTTAAGACTTTGTTGGCATACTTCTGAATAAAATCTACATCTGTACCTCCAAAGATACCAAAATTAGGAGTGAGTACAGGATTGTTAACCTTTTTCTTATTAATTCCCACCATCCATCCCAGCTTTTTAAATAGATTAGAGAACTGAGAAAAATCATGCCTTAAGGGAGACTCCATGATTCGTTTAAAACAAAAATCATACATAGGCATTTTGTATTCTACACTCTGGCACACTAACTCCTGATGCAGGAAAGCAAGTGGTGGACGCTCCCAAAAGAAAACATCATTGTCAATATGCAGGAAGGGCTCTTTCTGTGCGGCATAGGTTATCATTTTGGGGTAAGCCCACAAGCTACGAGGGACACCTTCCGTGTTTAATATTTCAATATCTAAATGAACCTCATCAAACAGTTGCAAAAAAGGGTCAAGCTCTCTGTGGCCCTGCTTGTCAGTAAACAAAACCACCTTTTTAAAAAACATTTTTGCGCAGTAAATGGCCAACACAAAAGAACTTATGAAATCTTCACGAGTATTAAAACCACAATATCTATTTAAATAATTGGGGACCGCCCAATGGGTAAAAACTGCTGTCCGTATCATTAGAAATCGTCCTCAAGCGCTCCTCCTTGTTGGTACTCTCGGACACGCCTTTCAAAAAAATTGGTCATGGCTTGGGTGTCTACTACTTCTGATAGCCAAGGGAAGGGGTTGCTATCCGATGGGAACCTATAGTCAAGACCAATGGCCGCCATGCGGCGATTGCCGATGTAATGCATGTAATCCACAAACATATCAGCATTTAAACCGAGGATGCCTGTAGGCAATACCTCTTTGGCGTAGGCAACTTCTAATTCCACAGTGGTTTTCATGTGCTCTGTGAACTCTTCACGAATGGCCTTTGTCCATATCTTGGGATTTTGTTCGATCAAAGTATTGATAAGGTAAGTTCCGAATTCAATATGCAAGCTCTCGTCGCGTAATGTATATTTTATTTGGTCTGAAATCCCTTGGAGTTTATTCTGTCTTCCTAGTGCCAGCAACATTGCGAAGCCCGAGAAGAAAAAGGTACCCTCACATATTATATAATAAGTAAATAAATTCTTAAGCAGTTCCTTCTTGCCCTCTTGTGTGTTGGTGGAAAAATCATTTCTGGTTAGGTCAGTTGTGATCTCCATTAAGAAATCGTCCTTTGCTTTGATTGAGGGGACCGTTTCATAAGCACGAAAGACTTCGTCTATATCTAGGTCGAGGCTATCGCAAATATAAACGATGGTTAAATTGTGGAGGCTTTCTTCATACGCTTGCCTTAAAATGTATTGCCTACATTCGGGGTCCGTGACGTACTTGAAGGCCGAAAGAAGAAGGTTGTTACCCACTAAGGACTCACTGCCCGCAAAGAAACCTAAGCATCTCTTCACTAAAAGCTTTTCGTCAGGAGAAATATCTCCGCCCTTCCATTGCTGGATGTCTTCCTGCATAGAAATCTCTGTAGGCATCCAATTATTGGCGCACCCTTTTAAAAATAAGTCCCAGGCGAACTTGTGGCGATGAGGTAAAATTCTATTTACCCCTGCAATTTCAGGAGTTATGAGGTCGGCTGTTTTTTCATCAAGCATCTTACTATCTTAACACTATCCCGCACTAATGTCAAGCGTAGTTTCGGATAAGCCAGGCGGACCGATTATGAGGCACTGAGAGTTTTCCCCAAAGTTTTTAGTAAATTTATATTTGTCAGTGTTCTCGTATCTATATGTCTCCATCTCATAACTTCTAGATACATGCCCCATAGCTTTGCGAATGAAATTCAATTCCTCGTGCAGTTCTTTTCTGTTTATATTAAAAGCATAAAGATGTGTGCGCATTAACTTCTTGGACACAACCTGGAATATCTCTTGGATGCGAGATAAATCGAGCCCTTCTTTTTCTTCTAGAGGATTAAGATTAATAAAAAAAGCATGAGGTAAAGTTGCGCCGTCTATTATTTCCATTACTTCTTCTATGGGGTCTTCACCATTGCAGGTAACTAGCGAGCCAGGAAAATTCCCCAGCACTTCTTCGGCGTTTTCACATTCATTACCAGCAATAACAAAAGTTCCCACTTCTATTTTGTCATAGCCAAAATCAATTAGCAATTGCTTGTATCTATGGGTTAGTATGTCTAGGAAGGAGGTCATTTTTATGTGGGCAAAAGAGCTTTAAAGCGTTATAAATTTTCGATAAAATGGGCGGGGATCCATCAGTCCCCTTTAGGGAAGTAATTTAAATATTTCATTACTTCAACTATGTGCGGGGCGCGGTCGAGGTCTCGATTTTTTGACTCTACATTTCGGGGAGTATTCAAATTTTCTAATGGTCCGTGGAGGGGATCGGTTGTCGACCCTCCTTTTAAGTTCTTTATTTTACCCACGGCAACATCAAGGGTTTGAAGGGCGGGGAGAAAGCTTAATAGTCTATTTCGAGCTGATCGGGTATCCGATACTAGGTCTTCGTAGGATAAAAGTAAACAGTTCTTTAGCGAGTTATGCAACTCTGCAATTGTTTTATTGTGAAAATACCAATCTTGTACGCCATGGCGGTAACAATAAGGGTCGCGGGTAAGTAATACAAAAAAAACTTTCCCCAGCTGAGAAAAATAATGCTCGTAACTAGGGGCATGTACCGCCTCTGTAAACTTGTCGCATAAAATAGGTTTTGATGGGTCCCATAGTTTCTTGTAGGCGTCGTGTGCTTTTTGCATGGGGAGCTTGAACTCAGGAGAATATCTATTATCTGCCCATCCCTCAATAAGAGTATCTCTCCTTAAGTGAAACAGGGCGCTTCCCTCTCCTACATGACTAGGGTTGGAAGAGGAAATGCAAGTACTAATCGCAGGGGAGGTATGGAGAATCTTATACAAAGCCGTAGATCCTGAGTGGGGCGCGGAAACTAAAAATAAATATTTCTTGTTCATGGCAATGGATGGAGAGAGGCGAAGAAATTAATCCACTGAAAGTCATCGACGAACTTATCTATTTTAGTGAAGCCATTAACGTCTAGACTATAAACGGAATAATTAAACTGTTTTAAAAAAACGATAAAGTCGTCGAGCTTTAAGCCCGCATCTTTGGTTGCCATTCCGTATTCAAACTGAATATAATTAATTAAATTTTTTCTTAATAGGGTTTTAGCTCCTTTAAGAACCTCTAGGTCGTAGCCTTCTGCATCAATTTTAAGAAGGTCGATTGGGGTGGAGAATAAAGAATCTAAAGGCGTTAGCTCTACCTGTTTGGCCTTAACCTTAAGGCGGTCTTCTTGGAAAACGGGTCGAGCAACTACGGAAGACATATCGTTCATAACCGTTTTATCTTTGACCAATTTAAGCTCGTGAAAAGTTGCCGATTTAGTTGTTGCCCCCAAGGTTAAATTTAGCACTTTTATGTGAGGCCTATCGTTGAATCGCTCCTTCATGCGGGAGCAGCACAAAGGAATTGCATCTATTGCATAAATTTTTTTTACATTTAAAATGCTGTCCGCAAGGTTAGAGTAGTCTCCGTAGTTCGCTCCCACGTCAATAACAGTTGCGGGAGCCTTTTTTTGTCTTTTCATGTACTCTAAAAAGACCCTTTCTTCTGTTAGTCCTTGATGCCAGTTCATGATTTGTGTTCCTGTAGGTGTTTGGCGTAGAGCCCAAAAGTACTATTGTGGGACGATAAAACGAGAGACTTGCATCTACTTAGGAGTAGTAGGTCTACAGCCGCATCCGTGGCATTAAGTGGGTTACTACGGTCATAGCATAAGCTTTTTTGGGAAATAAAATTTACACCTACTTCTTTTGCTTTTTCTAGGAAGGAGTCTTCATCTGTGGAGATGAAGAAGGGTCGAGCGTTTTGTAACCTTTTCAGTTTTTCTATAAACTTTGTGGAGTTAGTGTGTTCAGGATGCAGGTCTCTAAAGTCTTGCCCCCTAAAATGCACCCCTTTTAAGGATGCAAGCTTATATTTCTTTTCCAACCTCAATACCTTTTCGGCTATAGGGTCGCTAAAATCATTTAGATTTAGAGATTTAAAGAGACAATCAAACTTAATATGCATTCCAGTTTCCGCAATGAGGTGAATATTCCCTTGGCGTGGGTTAATGAGGGTTCTTAATACTTTATCTGTATAAAGGGAGGGGTGCTCGGTGGATACCTGAGGTATGAGGTTGGTCTTTTCTCGATAAATAACATCCTGGCTAGAAGCCTCTAGCTGTGGGACATGTTCGGATTCTTCAAAAAGATTAAACTTAATTTCAGGCATTTTTAGTAGTTCCTCTGGCGGGGTAGACATCATGGACCCGAGTGGCCATTGTACCTCTATGCGGCTATGTGGAATTAAGGACCTCAGTTTAAGCGCGGTTTCTAAACTATACAGCCTATTGCACAATCCGCAAGGGGGCTGAAGGTGGAGGTAGATTATTTTATTCATTAAACTGTTTTGCCCAAAAGCTAAGGTATAGCTTTTCTATATTAAAGTGTCTACCCATAAATTCTTTATATTTTTTATCGAGCCACTCTTCCGATATATCACACCAGTCTCCCACAAAAAGGAAAGGGAGGTCTTTAAACTGCTCCATTGCGGGGTGTTTTTTTACTATAGGAATACACCCCAGATACAGAGCCTCCCAGTGCCTGTGACAATCAGGGCCATTTCCTTCAGGGGAAAGACAAAATTTACTAGAAGAGAGAGATTTATAAAATTCTATATGAGGAACCTTTGGAGAGGAAGTAATCCAAGACTGCGCCTCCGCCCACACCGATAAATTCCGTCGCTGTTCGCAGGGGTCGGTGGGGTTAAAACACGAATAAACTAAATTCGAGCGAGTTTGTCTCGGGCGGTTTTTTTGATCACAAAAACTTTTAAAAATCTTTAACGGCTCTATGGTGTTTTGATCTAGGCTCGTGAAGTTAACCAATCCGATGGGAATGGAAATAATATGGGGGTGATTAGTGCGGTTGTTTTGAGCAAACCATTTGTTTTTAAAAAGGGGTGCATCTGCAATGCTAAAGCTACGAAAGTCTGAGCCCCTAGAGCTAGTTAGGTATTTGTCGCTATTATGAGTGAGGAGGTTCCAGGGTTTTTGGGTTTTTATTTTATTAAGGTGTTCGCTTTTGCAGTAGGTGGTTTTACTGTTCTGACACACAACCATTAATCTGTTTCCCGTGATTATTTCATCATCACTAATAATTGTATTCGTCCAGTTGTTCATATTGTTTAAGATTACTGTTATATTCTTCCTTAAAGGTATGATTAAATAGGGGGCAGAAATTATCATTGCTCCAAGGCGCTGCCCAGCGAAAAAAATGAAGAATAGAAGTGTGGTTAGTGTTTATTAGGTTGTTGTGGTAAAGCCCCCAGAAGCAGACCTGCTGTCCAATGGATTTCCATTCTTGATTAAATATCATATTGAGGGGTTGTTGGTCGGTCCATTGAATGCCCGAATTTAAAGACTCCTCTGTAGCGGGTATAAGGTCCTTGTATTTAGAGATGTAGTCTAAGGCTTCCGTGCCGACCGAAGGGTGGTACTTTTGAACTTTGGCTGGGCGAAAACCTACAACTCCTGAATTAAAGGCCACGCTCGAAAGTGTAAAAGATTCTTTCAGGTTATCTAAAGCACTAGAAAGAGCATGTGGAAAGTAATCCCCTAATGTAAAAACCTTATTAGTATTTCTGTCGGGCTCGCAGAACAATAAATTAGGATGTTGGTAGATTGTATCAAATAGAGGATTAATATCCCCAATGCACATGGTATCACAATCCATATACAACACTGCGTCCCAATCGAGCAAGAACCTCTCGCCCCATAAGTCCAGTTTACTTAAAATGATATGGGGGTTTTTAGGTTTATTATTTTTTCTAACAAAACAATTGGGGGCGTTAAGCTCGTCCCCCTTTATGTCGGGAGAGAGAACCCCAATTGCGCCTTTCCACTTGCCTGTAATGCGTAGGGAAACAATTAGTGATTTAACGTGTGCTAGATAGGCGTGATTGGCGTAAAGGAGAACTAAATTTTTTTTCATGACGGGCCCAGGGAAGTTGGAAATTGAAAGCGATAGGGCCACCCCTTATTAAGAATTAATGAACGCAATGAGAGTCGACAGATTAACTCATTATATTTAAAATCAATAGGTACCGTCACGCTGTCCAGCTCTTTTAAGATTTTTTTAGAACACTCTAGTGAGAACATCACTGCGTGAGTTCCTCGGGTAATTAGAGGTAAACCCTTGTTGTAGTGAACCAGTTTACCGCTAAAACGGACCACTTGGTGTCCAGGAATAGCTGTATCTCCTAGGTGAAGTATGTCGCCATTGTAGTTATGGAATTCAGAAATAATTTCAGGCATAATTTTGTTAAAATCCAGTGGTATTGCTGCATCGTCTTCTAAAATTAAGAGGTACGGGGTATTGGTTAAGCTGTGTTTTCGTAGGGCTTCTTTATGTTTTAGGTAAAGAGATAATTGTCCCAAGTTAAGGCGCTTGTAAGGATTGCGGTATTCTCCATGAGCATGTTTGATGGTTATATTGTGGTGTTGAGTTTGGGGACTAATCAATTGACTGTGTGCGTCCTTAATTTCGGCAGGAGAGAAACCCTGCTCCCACCTCACTTTATTGGGGTCTATGTGTGCCGCAATAAGGTTTTCTAAAAGCTTACTCTTTCGTTCAACCAGGGTGGGGTGATGAGCAATGGCGATAGAATAAAGAGGTGGGCGGGTCATTTTTGTGCAAAAATCCAGGTAACAACAGGCCTATCTGGTTCATTTTTGAAGTGCGAGAGCTCTTTAAAGGTGGGCCAGCATTCCTTCTGGCGCTGAAACAGCCTTTGATGATAGTCTCTATTGCCCCAAAATCCAATATCTAATATATTGAACCCTACGCTTTTAAAAATGCAGCCCAAGCCGACTGGGGTAAACCCAGTAAATTGGTGAAAAGGGGTGGAGTGAGGAATGTTAACTGCAGGAAGATTCATATAGGCGATGCCTCCCTCCGCTAGGTGTTTATAGACATTATGGACCACTGCAAAAGGATTAAGGGTGTGCTCCAAAGTCTGGTTGGTCATAAAAAAATCAAAACTCTTTTCTTCTAGGTTCATTGTGTGTAAATCGAGGCTGTTGCGATCATTGTAGTATGAGTAGTGGGTTAAAGTCTTAGACTTTAAGAAGGAAAGTTCTGGGTCATTAGCCCCGTTAAAAATTAAGGACTTATTGAACTCCTGGGGGTTTTCCTTGAAGAAACGCCCGAATTCTAAAACCGCAGGTACCCGAGCACAATCAGCGTTTTTCCAATTCCACTCCAAGGCGTTTAGCGTCATAGTGGGGAGCGGATCATACCTCTGGCAATATTCATCTGTTAGCTTGGGACAAATAAAGGTGGTATAAATGTGCTGTATATCCTCGTCTGTAAGATGTCTCATGGTTTTGAAAATTGTTCTGCCCACAAAGAGCGAACTTCTTTTATTTTATGGGGAAGAGTTGGCCAATTTCGAGTATGAAAATGAATATCTATCTTGGCATTCTCTCGGGAGTGGGAAAAGGAGCAGTTTTCTATTTGCCAGGGTTCTACTCGTAGCTCGCTCTTTAAGCCTAAAAGTTTCGACGAAGGGGAAGTCCTGAGTAGTTCGGGGTTTTTCTGAAAAAAAGAAGAGATCACCATTTCGTCGGTATTCCAATCTAGACCCACTGCGGTCTTGGATTTGTTTACAAAGTCTGAAAAACTAGATCCCTGGTGTAAGCGTTGGTGTAAGATATCGCCTCTGAAGGAAAAATATTGCATGGGTATTCTGTACCCATTTTCATTATAATGTTGATAGCATGGGGTGAAAAAAGAAGAGGAGTCTTGAGGGGGAAGTACCCGATCTAATATATCTCGCGCCAAAGGAAAGAGGTCGAGATCAGATATCATACTTCGCTCCTCTGTCTGGGGAGCATAATACAGCCGAACTAGTTGGGCTAATTGAGCAATAGGAACATCTATGCTCGGCTCATGTGGGACCTCTATTATGTTTTCTTGGTGAGGTAAATCTTTGACGTAACCATTATTATCCACGCAGAGCAAAAGTGGGCGTGCCCCCAGTCCGCTCCATATATAATGCTGGGTATCCCAAAACTGATAGTAAGAGGCGTTGTTATTGGTGGAGAAAATAACGTTGAGTTTCATCGGGGGTATTCAAATAGTTTAAAGTCTTTTTGGTAAAAGTCATAAATTACACTGCGGCTGGGTTCATCCAGCATGTGGTGGAACTGATCGGCTGAGGATGCATTTAACTTTTCTCCAAGCAGGGGGAGTTCGGGTTTGCCTATGTACGCGGTTATTTCGGGCCATTTTTCTTGTAAGTTTTCAAGCTTAAATATAAAAGACGGAAGGCATTCTCCATTGTGAAAAAAATAAGTGTGCATGGGCTGCATAAATCCTCCTGGGTGGTGACTAGGGAATCCGTTATGTACCCATTCCGAAAAGGTACATTGAAAATCAGGGAGCGCGCGTTCCTGGTGGTACTTAAAATACGAAAGGGCGCGCCTATAAGGATTGCGGGTTACTCCCATAAACGTAAACTCTCTAATTTGAGGGGCATAGGTACTGCATATTTCGCTTGCAGTAATGTGTTTATCTGGACCAAGGACCCCTGCCTCTGGTACGCCAAGGGATTTACTAATAGAAGTGCCGCCGCATTTAGGCGGATGTATCAAGAAGGGTCTCTTCATTTGCTCCTATTTTCAATAAGTGGGTTAGTGTTTGCATCTTGATGTTGTTATTATGGAGGGACTCAGGAGATGTATATCCTCTTTTCTTTAATAATAAACTAAATATGCTTTGATCATGTCTATGATCGATGAATTCGGGGTATTCGTCTAGAGGAGGTTCATTGGAAATTAAATTAAAATTTTGGCAGCTGGCGCACCACTCGCTAATAAAATCTACAGTTAAGTCATTCTTTTGCAGTAAAAAGAGCGTGGCCATCCATTGTTCGTTAAAGAAACTTTCATGATTGCAATCAAGCAGCTCAAGACATTTTTTTTTAGTATACGCTTTTTCTTGACACCCCGTACTTAAGGTGAGTAAGCCGCCGTTCTCTGAGCATTGGCTTTTAAGCGGCGCTATGCCATGGTGAACCAGGCAATCTGCGTCGTGATAAAATAAAAAGTCTCCATAATTTAAGTTATTAAGGATATCGTTTACTATGTGAGGTTTCCATATTAGACCTCTAAAGCGGCTGTAAAAATGGTCCCAAATATTTTGATTTTGAGATATATAATCAGGGGATATATCTTTTTCACTTAATCCCAGGTACTTATCGAAAAAATGATTTTTTTGTTCCCTAGTAATCGCAGCACTAACAAAGCTTTCGTACCTTGCGCCGCTACCGTAAGTAACCCCTATGGTTTTATTCATTGTATTTATTAAGAACGCCATACTTTGCTCTATTCCTCTCTATCCAGCACTCTTGGCTTGGAAAATGTTTAAATCTGCTTGTATCTGGGTGCGGATTATGGTAAATAGGAATATTGTTTTTATCTATATCTAGTATTACTCTTTTCATTCCTGACCGTTCTAGTCGTTGATAGCATTCGCAGTCATCAAATCCGTAGTTTTTAATGCTTTCGTTCCATCCTCCAACTTTATTTAGCGTTTCTTTGTGTGTGTATATAAAGCCATTGAGGTATTGTAGAAATCCCGTGCCGTTATCTATTGATAGATGCTTGTGAAAGCCAGTGATGAATTCTCCTTCTTCTAGTTTTAAGTAGTCGAAAATATTGAAATATGGGTTAAGTATATAGTCCGCGTCGAGCTTGATTATCATATCGCCACGGGCATTACTAAGCGCTAAATTATAGGCTTTAGTCATTTGAAAGTTTCTTTTATTGTCTACCCTTATTATTTTTATTCTTTTATCTAGGTCCGCCAAGTTGGGTATGGGCGGCTCTGACGACCAGTCGACTATAATAATTTCGCTGATATCTTTATTTTGCAACCAAGAGTGAATCGAAAGCTTAAGTATTTTGGTTCTATTCATTACTGCAACGATTGCCGAAACTTTTTTATTACTAAAGGTTTGCATTGAGAAGTTTTTTCATCTTGATTAAAAGAGTATCATGAATGCCATTAATAATTTTTAATGCCGAAGGGCTTAAACAGTCTTGGTTTACAAACTCTAGATAAGCGGAGGGATCTTGATCCAGTTCTTTAATCAAGCTAAGGGTTTCTTTGTCGGGTCGGCGCGGTTCCTTAATATATATAAGCCTCTGAGCGTTAAATATCCTCTCATCTATCGGGTCTCCCCAGTAAAGGGGAATTGTTTTCGCTAATAGAGCTTCGGGAAGCTTTTCGGTATTATAACCTCCTGCGCTTTTCGAGTTTTCAAAACAAATATTAAATTTATAGTCCTGCAAGAACTTTATTTTTGAAGAGGCAGGTATCTTTTCGAGGATGGTGCGATGTTCCCAAAGCTTTCCCCCTAGCGCACAGACGTCACATTTTTTGTATTCATTTAGCTCCTTAAGGAAGCTTACTCGGTTTCCTAATTGGTCGGTGCTATTGATAAGCGCACAAAATTTAACTGGAACTGCGGAGCGATTTAGGTCTAATTTATCTAGGCAACATTCAGGCCTGTGGGAAAATATTTGCTGGGGAGAGAGATTGAAATAAAAGAGCCATAGTGGAAACTCTAGGTATTTAGGATTATTAACAGCTTCCTGTTTTTTGAAGCCGAGCGCTAGATCTATATCCTTAAAGAGGTAATCATTATAGGCTAAGTGTCCAGGGGATTCAGTATTTTCTCCAGTAAAAAAAATTTTACATTTTATGTGAGGATTACTCTTGACGTAATTGATGGCGTACTCTTTCTTTCCAAAGACAGAAATAAATAAAATGTCCGCGTCGTCTCCCGCGGTGACCTCCGCGCCAAAGTGGTGCTTGCAAAAGTTGCTAAAAAAACATTCTCTTCCGCTGTCCCACCAGTTTAGGAATTTAACTTTCATTGTAATGCTCTCTTATGTTTTGCACAAAATTTTCTCCTGAACATTTCTTGTATACTTCTAATCCTTTTTGCCTCAGTTCGTCTTCTTGGTTTGCGCTAATCAAAGATAAAGTCTTTCGTAACTTATTGTAATCTTTCTCGGGGACTTTTATGATGCAGTCGTCCCAATTAATGCCGTTGATTTCGGGGAACATCATGTTGTCCGCAAGTATTACAGGAATCGCGCCGCTACCTAAGCTCTCTAAGAAGCGAATTGAGTTCGGGCCAGAACCGCTTGGGCATAAAGAAAAACGTGAACGAGTTAAGGCCTCTTTATAAAACTTAGACTTCTCTTTATTTAAGTATTCTTGAACTCGAGAGGCTTTTTGTTTTTTAACCTGTTTCTGATATACATCTACGTCAAATTGCCACCCTTTTCTTTCTATTACTATTGCGTTGCGCGGATGCTTGTCTTGAAATATTTTTCTCCTAATGTCTGAGACATATTGATCATTGTGTGAGCCTATAAATGAATACAATAAATCTTTTTCTTTGTTTGCTTCTCCTATGTTGACTGGCCATAGAAATATTGGTTCTATTTTTATCCCATCAATTGTGTTGGGGAGATTAGGGTCGTGTTGATGAAAATATTTAGCAGTAGTGAGGCCGTCTCCCTCTACCATGTGAGAAGCAAAAAGAGTCTTGATTCCAAGAGACTTAAGTAGAGGCAGAATAATATGGAACCTATCATGCTGGCACACCGTAAAGGCATCATCAAACTTATAAGTTTTAGTTAAAACATCTAGCTTATTTAATAGCTTCTTCTTGTCTTCAACTAATCCCCATTCGGCTTGATCAATAAAGGTGGCCCACGCAAACGAAAAGAAAGTGACGTTAGAGGAGAGTGGGTGGGCGCCCAATAATTCGTGCGCCTTCTGTTCTGTGAGAACGGGACGCTGCCAATCTAGAAAATCCTCATGAACAAGTTGCACTAAAGTAGATAGAGATGCGACACATAGAAATGCGGCTTATTTATTCCAATGAACTTAATGAGTCGAGCCTTGCGGGGGTTGAATTTCTCATTAAATAAATCATGGATATTTAATGCTACTTGGCACTCTTCTCCTGCTGAGATGCCAGAGACATAACGCAGTTCTGCGGACTGAGATTCTTGTTCTTTGTCGTCCACAAAAGATACTGTACAACTAAGAGTTGCTTCTTCATAGAAGGTAAACTTCACCTCTTTGTAATTGCGAATGTCTATTCCTTTCCAGTCCGATTTATCTAGCGGGACCACCCCACACAACCAATCATTCTCCGATTCTTCATACTCAAAATTGAGGCGCGGAGAGCCGCCCAGATGTTCTATAGGGATAGATTCCTCTACTGGAGTTGCAAGGCCGCAGCTCCAGCTCGCATCCAAATTCTTCTTCAGGCACATCGTCGGGTTAAAGACGTTTAGCATTTTAGTTTTCTTGTTTAGTCCCAACATAATTGCAATAATCCTTCGTCGTTTATATACGACTCTTTCCTGATATTAATATTTTTAGCCTCATTTTCTAAGTAATTGTCTAGGGCTTGTTGCTTTTCTTCGCTTAGTGTTTGGCCTGTATAATTATTTTTATTAAGCTCTCTAAGTGAAATGAATTTTATTTCTTTAAAGCCTTCCATGATATGTAAGCCAATATTTTTTAAAGGGGTTACCTGATTAACTTTTAAAGTGGCTCGCCCCGTATGAAGAATAGGGTAGTATCTTACTTCAAAAATATCTTCCTTGATGTCTCTTTCTTTTTTGACTAGATCAATTAATACTATCTCGTAGTCCATATGTCGCGCAAGAAATCTTTCTAATTTCTGCAGCTTAATGCGAGAGCAATCATGATTGTAGATTACTACTCCTCTCTGTTTCTCTACTGATAAAAGATCTATATCTGAAACCCCGTATGAGCGCAGCTCCATCCAGAGTCTTTGGTTGTACTCTCCTCCTAGCGATAAGCTATTGTTGTCCCATGTGCGAGCATGGTCAATATGATAAACATCTGTTAGATTTTCTGTCGTTTTGTGGAGTTTCTGGCAAAGACCTGAAAGCCCTGTGTCCCAATGCGGTTCTCCTATAATAAAATCAGGTATATAATCTCGTAAACTTTGATAAACTTTCTTTTTAAAAGCAAAAGCGTCTCGGCCTGTGGCATAAGGCCAGGATTCTCCTGCAAAAAGCTCTTCCAATGTGTCTTTGCTCTCGCAGTCACGCCTGATATATTCTACTATGTCTGAGCCGTCCTTTAATAAATTGGAATAAAAGTCGTGTGTGATAGGGCAATCGAGATTAGAATAGACTATATAGTCATCATCCTCTGCTAGGTCGGCGGCCGCATCTAGAATATCTTTTAAGAATAAAAAATCTTTACTGTGCCCTAATGTATTCTTTGCATTGCGAGGCACAAGCCGCGTGCTCCATCCCGTTCGCTCGACTGCTTCGCTAGAACAACCGAGCAAGACGACCTCTTTCCCGATAAAAGCAGCCCTCTCTAGTGATTTAAGTGTTAACTGGGTGCGATCATGCAGGGACGTGTTATTTTTAGGTGGAATAAATAAGTTAACTGCATGAATAATTTTGGCCGCAGAGCTATCGCTTCCTTCGACAGAGGGGAGCTCCTCTAGGTCGAGCGCGTCAGAGGTGGTCATTGTGTGCGGCCGCTGAGAGGAAGCTTTAATAAAATCTTTGGCATAATGAAAAGAATGGCCAGTTGTCTGCGCTACCCCCTTAACTTTAAGTCGCAACTGCTTATCGAGGAGAACTATTTTTTCCTCTATATATCTATGCAGCTTAAAAACCAAAAGATGTAAGCTGACAGGTGACCGAGGGCGCCACTTAAATAAATAGGACTTCAACTCCCTATCAAAAAAGATAATAAGCCTATTGACTGCCCGACTGATGGCAAACAAAAACCTACCCATCGCTTTAAAGCTTCCCTTTTATTTCGTCTATAAGCCCTAGTTCCAAAGCTTCATCTGAAGAAATCCACCAGTCCTTGCGGTCCCAGTTTCTCTTAATTTTGAGCTTGGTTAACTCAGAACGTTTTTCAAAAATCTCTAAAATGCGAGATTCAATCCTTTTAATCCATGCTACTTCGTCTTCAATCTCAAAAGTCTTTCCTACTGCGCCAAAGGCAGCCCTGTGAATCATCATCCAAGCTTGGTGGCCCATCCAACGATGTTCGCCTGCTTGTAATAGAACTCCTGCCATTGAGGCTGCCATACCTAAAGATCCTGTGGTAACTTTATGCCCCCGAGCACGCAATTCCTGAATAAAATCAAAAAGAACGAAGCCGTCTACGATGGATCCTCCACCTGAAGAAAAAACGATCTCAATGTCACAAGCAGGGTGGCGACGAGACCACTGGGTTAAAGTATGCATGCAGTCATAGATACGAGTCTTGTCAACTATAGTGTTAAATCGATAGATCATATTCTCCTGGTCGGTTGCCTTATCTCTCCTCCAGTCTTGCTCTTTTTTATCCGCCTCCATCTTCCGTAAGCGCGCAGTATGGTGAGCGGTCTCTGTCTCCGCATCAAGCTTTTTGATCTCGGCCTCTACCCTTTTCGTCTCAGCCTTAATTTTAGCCAGCTCTTCTTTTGTTTTCTTTGCGTCGTCTGCCATATTTTATATTAAGTGCTGCCCTTGGTTTTTAAATAAAAAAACTAAGTGTATATAAGATTGTGATAGTTTCAATAAGCGCATCCTTATCTGAGCCTCCAAGCTCGGTCAGTTGTTTTAGAGATGTAACTTTATATTCTCATTGTTTTTTAAATAACGAAAATCTTTTAGAGTGTCGCCCTGAATTGAAAGATATTTATTGGAGGTGGCTAAAAAAACACGGGGCATGGGATTTTATAGACGATATTATTGAACGTAACCAAGAATATAGCATATCTATTCGGCGCAAGAAGGGCTCCATCTCTATACCTGTTATAGAAGCCCATAATCTAAACTTTATTTTGGCAAGTCTAAAACAATATTCCGTGCGGTAGCTGGGCGAACTAACTCAGGTAAAAATGGGGCAGGACGACTGTTTTTTTTCAGACCCTGTGTTATCAGAAATTTATCCCTGACGCTCTCTAGGTTATTTTGGATATAGTCTATATCTATATCGGGAGATTCTTTTTTAAAATGATCAATAATTGGCGTGGGGTCTAAGCCTAATTCCTTAAAGCCCAAAAAATAATTATGTATTCGGTGTTGTAGGTCTAGCGGATAAGGAACTCCTCTGGGGCGCCCAAAACGATGTAGCCACCTTAAAAAAGGCAAACACCACACCGTTCTTTTTTTAAGTCTATACTTTTCATGGATGTAGCCCTCTTCTCCCCCAAACCCTATGAAGTTTTTGTTAAATCCCAGCCACTCATCGGTTTTGCATGTGACTAATCCCATCCCCTGCATCGGAATTTCAAAAGGCGGCATGTGGGGTTTTGTTCCGCGAGGATCTACCGCCCACGTACCCCACATATGCCCCCTCCATATAGGATCCATATGGGTCATGGGGTCATGGCCCTCTAAGCAATCCATAAGCAAGGGTCCATGATATAAGTCTTTATTTTTTGGGTTGGCTTCGAAGAAAGCGATAAGATTTTTAATGGTCTGTGGCTCTAGCAGAATATGTCCATCCATATAAAGGGTATACGGTGCTTCAGCCGACTCAAAAACTTTATTCTTAACAGCTGTGCTCTTGGTTTCGGTATAGGGGATATACCGAATCTGCTGAGACTTAAGGCAAAAATCTTTAGTCGCCTCTCCTTCGGGACTACTAGGGTTATTGTCTACTACTAAAAGGTCTAATTCAGGCAAGATGTCTAAATTATTTAAACGTAATGATTGATACGTAAAAAAAATACCTTCAAAGTCATCGTAGGTCGTAGAGCCAATGGTTAACTTTTTCATTAAACGATTATCTCATTATTAGAGATAAAAGTCAATTAAAATATATACCTAATTATGGGATTAGTATATTTTTCTAGCTCTGTATATTGCCCGTTCTGTGGTTCGACCACGTACCAGCCAGCACTTGTATAGATTATATTGAGAGCGTGTAAGCCGTCTCCTCCTATGCCATGAAAGGGCTTCTCGCTTTTAACCATCAGTACTCCCACCAATATTTGCCTAAGGTTCTTTTTTTTAAATACAGACGTGACCATGAGACTTTTATATAAGAAGGCGAAATTCTCACAGTCAAAGGAGTCTCCATTACCATAGGTGGGGCAATGCTCAGCACGAAATTTATTAAACCACTCGGTGTATTCAATAAAATATTTAAAATTCACACCAACATAGTGGGAATCAAAGCACATAAGCTTTTTCGTGCTCCATGGCTTTAGCTCCAAGTCTTTTTCTATGTCTCTATCTGTTTTCCCTGGATAGGTATAGATGGGAGTGGGGCTTGAGCTAAAAGTAACAGGTTCTTTTTTAGGGGCTTTAATCTCGGGAGGAGAACCATAAAGGGCGGTGCCTAAAATTCCAATTAATAGTAGTAGCTTCACTCGGGGATATCAATCTTGTTGTAGCTCTGTACTATGCCGTTCCCCACATCATTACTTCTAAATATAAAGAAAGCTTCTGCCGCGAGAATTTCTCGATCATCTATTTGCCCTGTATTTATATTAATCCACTCGTCATTAAGATTATGATAATATGTCACCCAGGCGCTCCCTGACCACGCCGCTATTTGGTCTGCTTCATTTATATTATTTGATTTTATCCAATTATTATCTGTATCTATCAATTCACTCAAGACCATACTAATAGGAAAGGGATTGGACATTAAAAATTTATCACCAGGGCCTGGCAAGTATGATTGTATATTTTGTGGTACTAATCCAGAAAAAGAAAGCGTTAGCTCCTCTCCTCTGCGGACATATACCATTCCTTCATCAGGGTATATAATAGTTGAGCTTTGATCCTCGCGGGTTCCAAATGTCTGCCATTTATTATTATAATGAAAATATACTTTCCACCCCACAGAAGACCATATTAAGAGATTATCACCTATGGCTGGTGTTCCTGATGTACCAATAAAATCCTCACCTATACCAAATAATGATTCAAGCGTGGTTGCCTTTATAATCTGCACTCCGTCATATATTGCAAAATATGATGACATTTGATCTGCTGGTACATTAACTGTAAGGTCATTACCTATATGACCTATTATATTAAATACGTGACCGTTAACAGTAGAAAACACATTTGCATTTCCATCGGCATTTCCATCTACCACCCTTAACAAATGAGGGGTTTGCGCTAGTTCATCATCCTGCCATGGTGGATCCTCTAACTCTGTTCCAGTAAATCCATCTAGGGTGAGCTCCGAACCATTAATAGCATCTACCCAACCAGAATACAGTGACTCCTGGGTATATGCGCTTGATATAAACGTAAAGCTTGGGTTTGAACCGCTCCCTGCAGGAATGATTATATTAGTAACTCCTGCTTGAAGACCTGTTTGAGTTGTACCCCATTGTCCGAAGGTGTTGAGCGACGACAACAACAACACCCACAAAAAGGGCAGGGATTTTTTTAGCAGCATATCTTACAATATAAGATACACTAAAAAGGCCTTATAGCAAAGCTTTAATTATCTTTTTATGGGTTGAATTGACATTATCCATAGTTATAATCTATATGGGTTTATCATATAACTGCGGCAAGGGGCGCGTTGAGCTTACAAAGTCTTGGGCTAAAAAAAATTTAGGGCTAGATGTATACTTGTGCTGTCCAGGGCCGTCTTTAGCTAACGTGAATCCAGAAGATTTTAAAATTCCTGGAGTATTTACAGTAGGGCTTAATACATCGTATCCCTACATTAAGCCTAATTTATGGATAGGGATGGATAAACCTGGCTGTTATGACCCTCGACTATGGTGGGAGCCTTTTAATAAAATATGTAGAAAACCCTTTTGGAATGAAACCGTAGGGGATTACGCATTAAAGGACTTGCCTAATGTTTTATTTGCAGATATATCTAAGGCAGACAACATAAAGGAAATATTTACTAGAAGAGCCCACGACACCTCTTTCGTTTGGAGAAAAAACACCCTAATAACTGCACTACATTTTATAATATGGATGGGAGCTAGAAGAATATTTCTTGTGGGCTGTGACTTTGGGGGAGAGAAAGATTATTATGATGATAGAGAGCTGTCTGACGGTAATCGTCAGTATAATAAAAGATTATATTCTCAACAAGTAGAATGTATCTCTTCATTAAAAAAAGATGCAGTTAAATACGGCATAGATATTAGGTCATGTACGCCCTCCTCTCCTGTTAATGAAAAAATTTCTTATCTCCCACTTGAAGAAGCCTTGGATCAATCTTCTAAGCGGGTACCTATTATAAATTCTCCAATAGAGCATTGTTTAAACATTAATCAAAATGCGGGGCCTAGCGCAGGGCCCAAAGGCGACAAAGGAGTGGAGGGAGAACCTGGGATAGAAGACCCTCCCTTACAGGTCTTTATTGGCGCGGAACCACAAGAATTAGTTTCCTCTAAAACTTTAGAATATACGATCTTTTCTCAAAGCTCTATACCCGTAACAGTAAAACCATTATTCGAGGCCTTAAAAGAAAAGGAGCTTCAAATACCCGTGCCTAATGATCCAGCTAATAGACCTAAAACAAACTTCTCGTTTCATAGGTGGTGCATTCCTGCTTTATGTAACTATAAGGGCAAGGCTCTATATTGTGATTCTGACCAAATTGTTTTTGAGGATGTGGCAAAGTTACTGGAGCTCTTTAAAGAGTACCCAGACAAAAGCGTAATTATACTTTCCGATAAGAAACATTATATAGAAACGTCAGTGATGTTAATTGACTGTGAGCGAGCACGATGGGATATAGGACAAATAGTCGATAAGTTAAATTCTAATGAATTAAATTATAATTCTTTAATGTTTGAGATGGGACACATGAAACCATGGGAGTATATTGTAGGAGTAGACAGTGCGTGGAATAGTCTAGATCATTATGTGGAAGGAAAAACTAAATTACTGCATTATACTAACCGTGCGACCCAGCCATGGATAAAAGGGCTTAGCGAACACACCAACTTATGGTTGAGTAAATTAAAATTAGCAATACAAAACGGCTACCTTAGCAAGGAATTAGTAGAAAGATATGTTAAGAAAAATATTATTGGTAAAACTTGTTTGAAAGCTTTAGAGTGAAGGTTATATATGTTACCTCTTTTAATTACAAGCTCTATAAAGCTTCTGGAAAAAATTTAATTAATTCTTTTTCTAGGTTTCAGCCAGAGGATTTGATTGTAGGTTATGATGGAGACGAATCATTTTCTGAGGGGAATGCTCATTTTTTTAATGTTGAGAGAGACCCAGCTTTTCTCGAATGGCTAAAGGCTTACCCCGATAAAATTCCCACTTCTAACGGTGGAAGCGCCCAAGACTTGAGTAGATGGAATAGTCGGTCTACTGATTGGTATAAAAAAGTCGTAACCGTAAATCTCGTATATCAGCAATGTAAAAACCGATATGATAAATTAATATGGCTAGACTGCGATTGTGTTATTAAAAATAATATACCACCTGATTTTATTAACTCTATCTCTCAAGGATATGATGTGGTTCATTTAAGAGGCCCTGACCGCATAAAAGATAGGCGGCAATCGGAAACTGGAGTTCTTATATATAATCTAGCAGAAAATGGAGGGAAATTTATAGAAGAATACTTGTCTTATTATCTAAGTGGTAGGGTCTTTGAGAATAAAAATTGGGATGATTGTACTGTATTCGACAGTATTCAAGGGTTTAAAAAAAGCGATATTGCAACTAGCACATCAAAATTTAATGGCTCGACATCGAATGTAATGCCTAATTCCCCTTTAGGTTTCTATGTAGAACATTATAAAGGTCAACATAGTAGAGTATTGAAAATAGTATAGTCTCTCGTCCACTACTTTGGACATGTCTTTTTTATTTTTTTTAAGACTTAGCCTTATCTTTCTTCTCGGACTTCTTATCCTCCTTCTCGTCTTTTTTTAAGTCCTTAACCTGCTTCTTATCGTCCTTAATAGCGTCTTTCTCATGCTCTCCTTTTTCTTTTTTAGAGTCTTTCTTGAGTTCTTTTTTGTCCTTAAGCCACGGAGGAAGGAATCCTTTTTTTGCTTCAGCCTCTTCGTCGGCTTTAGTATATTTAACCTTATCTTCTTCGTCAAACTCCTGATCCTTCTTTAGGTCGTGGGTTTCTACAGATTTCTTAGTAGAGGGCTTTCCTTTCTTTAGTTTATTAATTTTAGATTGGTCATCCTTGACAGCATCCTTTTCGTGCTCGCCTTTTTCTTTTTTGGTGTCGCGCTTAAGTTCTTTCTTGTCAGTCTTCTCCCATTGCTTCTTGGTCTTGGCTTCAGACTCCTCTTCGCTGGCTTTTGACCAACTATCAGGCAACGACTCTTCGCAGCCTAGTTTGCTTGCGCGAGCCTTAAGTTTGCTCTTAAAAGTGTCAAAACTCATGGGTCCTTTGTACATGCCCCAAGTACTTACGGCAGCCTTAACGTTCTTACAATCTACAACAGGAAAGGAGCGGCGCTCAGGATCGAGGAACGCGCTATCTTTAAGTTCGCTTCTCTTTTCTCCTCCAAATCTTTCGGCGGCGCAAAGAAACGAATCGTTATCTTCTTCGATAGGATATGTTAATCCTATAATTTTGTCTGAAAAGTCTAATTCTTCCATAGTAAGTTGTTATACACCTAATTTAAACAAAACACCTCTCTTTAAAGGACAATTTTTTATATTTTTCATAAAGAATAAAGTCTTTAGCATAATGTCTTTTTAAGAAACTAATAGTACTGTCTTCTATTTCTTGTTCCGATTTGCTTGTTGTGTTTTTATTAGGAAAATTAATTTCACTTGGTATTTCTAGCTCCCTAAATAATTCATTAACGTCTTTGTTTAGGTGATCTAATATCAAAATATATGCTGGGTTTTTAAACCAAAGATACTGCGGTGAATATGTCCACTTTAGTGTTGTTGGCGTTCGACCAACCCTATGCTTCTTGTCTAAGTTATAAATATAGTTTAAGCCAATTTGATGTAATTCTGAAAATGGATCATCTAAAACCTTAACTAGATCATTAATGTTTTCAACCCCAGACTCAAATAGTTTTTTATTTTGAGGTGCTCCCGCCCATTTTTGTTTCGAATATCTTAGAGCAGAAGCAAACCTGTCTATTGGGTCTCTTAATACAATAATCTCTGTTGATTCAGAACTTCCACTGCCATTATAGGCATGGTGGTGGTATTTTATTTTACAGGATACCTCTTTATGGTTTCTAATTAACGACTTAAAGGAACATCCCCCGTTTTTGGGAACGTGAATAAAATCTAACATAGGGAATGTTATATTTGTTTACCTACTTTTTCCACTCGGTACTGCATAAAATCCTACAACCATAAAGCATAGCTCAAAGAAATGCATTAATAATAAGCCGCCCGTAAGCTCTACTATTTCAAATTCCTTGTTGGGGGGGGTGGGGGTGGGGGGGGGGGGGCGC